ATAATGCTATTCTTCCTGATGTTGTTACAGAGTACGAACAGTACGGCCGCGCATTTTTAAAGTTCGTTGTAGCTAAACACGATGATGCTGTTGATGCAAGCATTGCCGTAAATGAATACAGACGTGCTGGATTCTCAGGACCTGTATATCTTATGCCTGAAGGTGGCACAGTCGAAGGGTATGAATTACATGAGAAAGACGTGGCAGAAATTTGCATGATGCACGGATGGCGATATAGTCCGCGCCTACAGGTAAGTCTCTTCAAGAATGCATGGGGAACGTGATGTTTGATAAACTAAAAAACGCTTTTAAAAAGAAACAGCCTGAACCTGCTCAAGAGAAACCAAAGCAAGTTCGAAAGAAAAAGTCTGAAAAAGAAATTGCTACTGAACGCGGAGACCCATGGGTAGGTATTCTGTCCATGGATGTAGATCCTGAAGATCTAAATGCCGGTGCGTTTGAACTTGACTGGAATGAACAATTTATAGCACGCTTAATACGTTTTGGCTATCAAGGAAAGACCGATGCTGATATTGTTGATCAATGGTTTCAAAATGTATGTAGACATGTTGTACTAGAAACCTGGGAACAAGAACAAGCACAAAATCCAAAATATGATACCCGTTATCACAATAAGCGTAACTTAGGTGACGGCCGTTCGGAAATTTCATGATTCTTTATATTAACGGCGATAGTCATTCAGCAGCAGCCGAAGCGGTAAATCCTTATTGTTTCGCAGAGGACGATAGACGACTTTGGTATATGGGACGTGCGCCACATCCAGATAACGCACGTGTCAGTTGGGGTGCGCAGTTAGCCGCACTTGCTAAACTAAATCTTAAACTGGATGCTGAGAGCGCCAGCAGCAATGCGCGGATTATTCGCACTACTCGTGAATGGTTCCGTGAGAACAAACACGACGATGTGTTGGCTATTATACAGTGGAGCACATGGGAACGTGAAGAATGGAATATTGATGGCACCTGGTATCAGGTTAACGCTAGTGGTATTGATATTGTTCCAGAGGATTATCAAGTTCGCTATAAAGAATATATCGCGGGCATTGATTGGATGGCTAAAACAATCCAAGCTCATGAAGAAATTTGGCTGTTGCATCAATGGTTAAATGACCGAGGTATTAAACATATCTTTTTTAATGGCAATAATACGTTTAAAAAGATTATTGATCGTTATGAGTGGGGTGCAAGCTACATTGATCCATATAGCGACAATACATACAATAACTGGCTTATTTCTCAAGGTTACCAAACAGTTACGCCAACTTCTTATCATTTCGGAGCAGATGCACACCAAGCCTGGGCAAAATATTTGTTGAAGCATATCGCGCAAAATAGACTAATATGAAAACTAGAAATTTGTCGAGAACGTTTGATCCTATTGACGATTTAGGATATAACAATCTATACGTAAGTGGTTGCAGTTTCACTTATAATAACTCCGACGAACATTTATGCACCTGGCCTTATTACCTAAGAGATAAAGGTAATTTTAAAAATGTCGTTGATAGTTCACTGCCAGGAGCAGGAAATTATCATATTTCACAAAGTTTGATTTGGACTATTGAAAATAATAATCCTGCTCCAGACGATACATTAATTATTGTTATGTGGAGCGGTAACAATCGCGACGACAAAATCATTGATATTAATCATTCTACAGACTATCCAATGGAATTTAAATATAGTGATAATGTAATTTCAGGTATATCCGGCGGATCTTCTCGAAATTCAAATGGAAACCATAATTGTAATTGCGACAGAAATGTAAAATCACCTGAATCTCGAGCAATTGAAAATTTCTTATACATTGTATTAACCTATCATTATCTGACGTCTAAAGGTTATCGATTTTTATTTTTAGATTATCTAGATCGTACCATTCCTAATAGAGGTGATGACATTGAAATTAGAGATTTTTTAAATAACAATCAAATATCAACATTGAATAGTATTATTAACAGCGAAGTAGAAAACATCTATAAATGGTCTGTTAAAAATGATCTACTTGATAATGACGATTGGCACCCTAATCCCTTTGCTCACCTTAGGTGGACTTCTGAAATCTTACTTCCGTACCTGGTTGACAATTTTTCTAATTTGTAATATAATACAGGTATGAAATATATACTTGTTGATACTGCGAATACGTTCTTTCGCGCACGCCACGCAGCACATCGTGCTGCTGATACTTCCACTAAACTTGGCTTTGCCTTGCATGTAACGCTTGCTGCGGTTAATAAAGTTATCCGCAAGTTTAATGCAGACCATGTTGTGTTTATGCTTGAAGGACGTTCTTGGCGTAAAGACGTGTATGAACCGTATAAGGCCAATCGTAAGGTAGCGCGAGCAGCATTAACTGATGCAGAATTAGAAGAAGATGCTCTGTTCTGGGAGATTTTTGACGAATTTCATAAATACTTACGTGAGCAGACTAATTGTACTGTCTTACAACATCCTCAAGCAGAAGCTGATGATTTAATTGCCCGATGGATTGCTCTTCATCCCACAGATGAGCATATCATCTTATCCAGTGACACTGACTTTGTTCAGTTGATCTCTCGTCAAGTTGTGCAATACAACGGTATTTCGAACGAACTTATATCCCTTGATGGCATTTTTAATGACAAAAACGAACGTGTAATTGATAATAAAACCAAAGAGCCCAAAGTTATCCCCAATCCACAATGGCTACTCTTTGAAAAATGTATGAGGGGCGATTCATCGGACAATATTTTTAGTGCTTATCCTGGTGTACGCACTAAAAGCACAAAAAATAAAGTAGGTCTTATTGAAGCATTTGAGGACAAAGAAAAACAAGGTTATGCTTGGAATAACCTTATGCTACAACGCTGGACAGATCCAGACGGCAACGAGCATCGTGTAATTGACGATTATAATCGTAATGTTATGCTTGTTGACCTAACTAAGCAACCCGCTGAACTAAAACAAGAATTTGACGACGTTATCAAGACTACTGTGACACACAAAGACATAGGGCAAGTAGGTATTCGCTTTATGCGTTTCTGTGGCAAACACGATCTTGTTAAAATTAGCGAGCAAGCTGACCAGTATGGTAGTTGGCTAAATGCCACATACAAAGGAGTGCTTAGTGACTAAAAAAGTTGCTATTTTTGGTGATAGTTGGGCATATTCATCATTTAAAAAAATGCCAAACATGCAGGAAGATGAAGATGTCTTGACCTTTCAAATTTTATTTGATGATGTTGGGATTACAGCAGACAATTATGCTATTCCTGGCGGATCTAATCTAGATACACTACAACAGTTAAAAAAGTATAAAGATAATTATGATATTCATATTGTTTTTCAAACAGATCCTGTTAGACAAAATTTTGTTAAAGATAAATCACGTTATATACTAGATCGTGTAGAATTACCAAAAGCAACCAATTTAGATAATCTTTGTGAAATACAATTAGGGAATTTTTATCAAAAACTTAATAACTTGGACGTTTCGGTGTTGTTAATTGGTGGTTGTACCAAGCTGTGTTTTGAACGTGTCCCAAAACAAATCAAAACATTACCAGAATCGTGGACAGAATTAATGGTTCCAGAATTTAATGATCATTATTATTATTGGGTGGATGACACAATCAAACTGTTTAACAAAGCGAACATAGAAAATAAATGGAAGTTATCGCTATCAGACTTTTTTGTATACGAAAAAAAGATACTTGAAAAAAATCATATTTGGCAAACATCGACTGATTTTTCATGGTGTCACGCAGCTATTCCTGCATATATCAAGATGTTTAACAAAATCATGGAGGTTATTTAATGATTAAAGCAAAACCCGTTGTAAAGAATAAATTTTGGATTCTCAGAGATGGTAACCGCAAGGTAGGCGAAGTTAACGCCATTCAAGGCGGATTTAGTGTTACTGTTAATAATAAAGAAGCAAGATTTAAAACATTAACAACACTAAAGCGTCGTGCAGGTATTGAATTTGACGACAGCATCAATATTGTTACTGCTAAAAAGAAAATTGTAGATGTACATGGCTTTCCTGCTGCTGGCCATATATACAACGCTGTATGGGACGTACAACTAAAACTTCCTCTATATACCAAAAAGGAAAAAAGCAAAAGTATGTTTGCTGCTGGTTGGTATAAAATCAAGTTGAAGAACCGTTGGAAAACTGTTTTTTGTCCAAAGCTCATTATTCTCGAGCGTAACCAATACCAAGGTCCTTTTAAGGCAGACCCAGATCAAAATAACTTCACTCAATTTTTTAAATGATTCACATCAATAACTTCGTTGACAAAATCAAAGCATTAGAAACGCAAAATAGTAAACAATTTGCAATGACTATGCGCGAAGCAAAAGACTTGCACGCAGATATTACCAAATTATTATTAGCATTGCAAGTTCTACAAGAAGGCAAAGCAAAAGGTTCTAACAACGAAGTTATTCAAGTTGAGCTTCGCGGAGACACTTGGTAATATACGCCGTTTATTCATAAATACTGAATAGCAAGGATTCAGTATATGAGTAGGCCAAAGCCGGTTGTCTTAGCAGAAGTTACAGACAAAGCAACATATAAAACAGATCAAGTATTAGCCAGCGAAGGTATCTGGGCGGTTTTCTACGATAATAAGCCTATTAATCTTCGTAATCAAAATATGCTGGTTCAATATCCAGGTCCAAAATACAAAAAAGTATCCTTTAGTAATCCAGGACACGCCATTAACTTGGCTAAAAAACTAAACAAGCAGTTTAAGACTGATATGTTCAGTGTGGTTTTATTAAATGCCGGTGACCAAATATACCCTGAAAAGTGAGTTAACTCAACAAATACTTGCTCAACTTCCAGGAATACAATTTCCATTAGAGCAAACAATACGCTTGTGGTGGGCTAGTCCCGATGGCGGATGGTTGTTAACTGATCAAGGCAATTATATATTTGAAAAATTAGAAATCGAATCGCACTCATTTTCTGTAAAGTATCGTTCCGCAAAATTTTACTTACTAGCAGATCGTAGTTTTACAATGCCGTATTTTATTAAACCAAAAGAAATAAAACTATACGGCAGTAAAGAAGCAACCGCAGTTATGTTAACCGGCGGCGATGTGTTAGAATATCTAGAAAAATATATCTAAAAGTGGTTGACAATAACAGAATTTTAGTATATAATACACAGCATAACTTAAGAAAAGCCAAAAGTGGCAAAAAAGATCCAGAAATTTAACGGTTTTTTGTCAAAGGCATAAGTAAAAGTATACAAGAGATTAATTGAATACTAATAGGCGCATGCCTAATTTTTTAAGGTTCGTATATTAGAAAACAATTAAATACTTGAAAAGATTTTTTAACTTTAAGGAGACTTTATCATGAAAAATTTAGCAATCGCTATCACTTTAATCGCAACTGCTGGTTCTGCCAGTGCTTTCTTCAACGACAGCAACAGCAACACTAGCGGCTATGGCAACGGCGACTTCGCAGGCCAAGGTCAGGGTCGTGCTGCTGGACACGGTAAGTTCACAATGACTATCAAGGCCAAGGGGTCGGCTGATATGGCTGGCAACGGTAACTTTGATGGCCGCGATGGCTTCTACGGTGCTGGTTATGGCGAAGATGGTTACAACAGCGCAACTAACGGTAACTTCTACAACGACGGCAACGTAGTTGCTAACACCGCAGGTGCTGGTTCAGCAACTGGTGATTTTGAAATGACTGTTAACGCTGAAGGTTCAGCAGACAGCAACTTGTCAGCAGACGCTAACAGCAACACCGGTGTATATGGTCAGGGCTATAGTCAACCATACTATGGCTACGCTCCATACTACAGTAACGCTCAGTAAAATCTAAAAAGATCCCCTACCCTAATATCCAGGGTGGGGGTTTTTATCCGAGAGAGATAAAAGGAGATTTTTACAATGAAAAATATGTTACTAATAATAGCAACAATGATATTTAGCGCAAATGCTGCTTTAGCAGATGTTCGTGTTGAAATTACAAGAAATCTGCCTGAAGGGCAACGAATTATCGTACAAGAATTTGCTGATAAAGATGAGTTTGCTATGTGGATGGCAACACGGCTAGACAGCGACGAAGGCTGTAAACCAGGTGTAGTTGGTATTAAAATAGATTTAGATTATACTCCAACATGGAAGGAGAAAACACAATGAAACAGGTATGTAAGTATCCCGGGCATTTAACTGTATTTGCTGTCGGTGCTGTATTGTATGCGATTACATTGGTTAACTTTCTAAACGACGTTTTATAACCAATATATTACAATTTTATTAAATAGTAATGGGGCAACAATGTTGCCCTGTTTTTATATACAGAGAGGTATAGATAATGGATGCGCAATTAGACGCTACAGGACTAAATTGTCCTCTACCAATACTACGTGCTAAGAAAACATTAGCAGGTTTAGAATCAGGTCAAGTTTTAGAAGTCCTTGCCACTGATCCAGGTTCAGTTAAAGATTTTGACGCTTTTTGTAATCAAACTGGCAATACTCTAGTAGAGTCAGCGGAAGCAGATGGCAAGTTTAAATTTTTAATTAAAAAAGCATAAGGAGATAACAATG